TACCGATAAACGTTAAGGCAAATTCGGGTCCGGCGGTAATCGCAATTAAGACAACCGCCGTTATAACGATAACTGCTTTTATAAGCTTAGCCACAGTGCCAGCCTCGCCTAACTTCCTTCATGGGTATTTGAATCACTCCGTCCGAAGCAAATACCGCAGTCTCTCCAAGACAGACACCGACCGCCCATTCCTCGACGCCGGACTCGTCAACCGACTCTGGCATAGAGACCTTCGCCATGCACACGTCGCCCCGCTTCAGTAAGCCTACGTGAGTCGCTCTCTGGCAGCCGTGATCAGCCATTACTTTTCCCATCGTTCTTAGCAAGGTACCGCTGCCCTTTTCTTTTAATGTCTTGATGGCGCCGGCTCTTGACTTATAGCCTCGCAGCTTAGCCGCCAGATCTGTTCCGCTAAAAGCCAGAACAAGACTACTGGTAAACATGCAACAATCGTGAGCGCCGAATTCAAAGGAGCGATGGCTAGCCTCGGCGACTCCTTTTGCCAGCAGTTCCGGCCAGTCGGATTTGCGTGTAATCATCTAGTAAATTCCTCCCTGAGATCATCCTCTCTGCCCCCATTGCCTATTTCGCCTCTGCCCCCGGCTCTGCCCCCGCCTCCTCCAGTGGTCTTGTCGCCCCATGCCAAAACTTTATTCTGAAGCTCCATCACAAACTCAAGTCCGAGGTCACCAGGATAGACTCGCTGCTGCTCCTCGTCAGTCAGAAGACTTTCAGAGGTTCGTTTTAACAACTGATCGCGGCTTTCACACAAGATCTCTATAGCACCCTGACTGTCGCCGTCAACCAAATTCATTACATCCATCTGGCCGCTAAATAGCATTATAGGATCTGGAACTATCGCGCCGTCGCTGTCGAGGAAGACCAGCCACACCTTGGCTGATCTTCCTTGGTAATTTTCTCCTAGAGCATTCGATAGTAAGCCGTTAGCAATTCCACTCATCTGTAGCTTCACGCCGTTGCTGGAGCCGTCAGAGGTTTCCAATATTCCGTCGATAGATCCTAGCGCCCCTATGCCCAAATAGCTGTGCGAGGACTCAGTTGGAAGAGTGGCGGTAAATGGCCGAGTGCCTGTCCAGACATAAACAGGATCATCGTCAAAGTTCAGCGCGACAAATCCAAAAGATGAATATTCCAGAGCGTCTGATTCCGTTATTGCGGCCGAAGCTATGGCGCGATCCGTCATTAAAATTTCTCCACAAAAGCGAAAGCAAAGTCATGGACTCCAAACTGATCGCTTTCCCAATCAACGCTTAAACCTTCTATAGTAAATGTCCCGACAGGGTTATCGAAAACGATGGCAGTGTCATCGCCCGGGCTAACATGTAGCTCCGGCATAAAGTTTACGGTTGCATTGCCAGACCCGTCAGAATCAACCTGCTCAGTTATAATTTTTAGCTCTCCGCCTATTTGGGCGGGATCGCCTGGAAGCAACAGCCCCGAGCTGCTAGTTCGCCACCCGTCAGTGGTAATAGAGTTTCCTGTCTGACTTGCGCCTTTAACTAAAGGTGTGTCGCTTCCAGTGCTTGCAGTCCCGTTGGGCGATCTGACGTCAGGATCGAAAGCGTAAAAAGTTTTTGCAGGGCCATACATCGTGGCGAACCAGGCCTTCCAGACTCTGGCCTGACTCGAACTCATCGGTGGAAATGTATACATCCCTTCCCAGCGATGGCCCGCCTTAATGTCGTGGTTAGCTTGCTTGCTAATGGGAGACGTCATCGTATCTATATTAAACACCAAGCCAAATCGATTGCTCTTTATGCCTGGTGTAGATGGCAACGTTCTAGGATAGCTAATAGCCATTATCTTCGTCCCTGTCTTTGCATCTGATCGAACACTTGGCCGGACGCCATATCCGCAATAAGTGGCGCCGCGTTTACGATCTCAGCCCGAACACTATTCTTTACATCGACAGCGAATGTAATGTTCTGAATTACATTAACGCCGCCACCGCCCATAGCCTTTTTAGAATTCATAGCATTCATTACGGTAGCAGGCCCGTCTGGATTAACGATCTCCGGGCCGCGCTCGCCGACTAGAGTGGGTCCGTTAATTCGCCCGCCGCCCGCCTTGCCGCCAGTGAGGGCATCGAATACCGTGGATGCTCCGCCCGTCAGCCCTTCTAGTATAGGAGCGATTACAATTAAGCGAAGCATGTGGCGCAATATGTCCTGCAAAACCGCTCGGCCAACATCGCCGAAAGACTTCATTTTTAGGATGGCATCCTCTAGACTTGCTCCAAAATTATCCCTGATAGCCGCCCCGGCTTCCTCCCAGCCTTCCGATAGCTCATCAGGGACAGGCGGCTCTCCGCCGCCTCCCGAGCCTCCCGAGACGAGCTGCTGCAATTTGTTAAAAGCAGCCTCGGCATCATCGAGCAGTTTGGTCCCTGCGCCGCCTTCGCCGAATCCGATCATGGCCTTTGCGTCGGTCCACATTTGACCCATCACCAGAGAGAAGTTGGCCATATCCTTCTTTGCGTTCTCGCCGGCTTTGCGAAACGCATCAAAAAGAATCCCGTCAGCCTCTTTGCTGCCTCCGCTTTTTTCTGGAATGGTGATAGCGCCTAAAAGATCAAATCCCGTTGCTTCTCTAATCGCTTTCTTCAGCCCATCCGGAATCGCGTCGAGCATACCCGCCAGCATTGTCTTGAATGGAATTACGATATTATCGTTAAAGTTGTTAATTAACTGAACCTTCATGGCAGTTACGATGCCTTTGGCAAGCTCCACGATAGTGGTCTTGAATACGATAAACCCGCCTACCAGTCCTGCTATCGCTGCGCCTAATAAGACCGGGCCAGACGTCATAGTCAAAAACGCGAGCCTAATTAATGCAGCTCCGGCGACAATCTTTGTAGCCATCCAAGCAAAAGCCACAGTTAGCCCGCCAATCCCGATAGTCATAAAACCGATAGTCGCGAGTAAGGGACCAAGCACAACCAGCGCTCCAGCGAAGCCGATAATGATCGCTTTGGTTTTTGTATCTAAATTCCCGAACGCTTCGGCAGCGGTCTCGACCCAGCCTGCCAGCGCTTCAATAAGGCTGATCAGCGGAGGTAAAACCGTCGCGCCTAATCTAATGCCGGCCGCCTCCATAGCGGCCAGAGACTGGTTGAATCTAAAAGCGGAATCTTCGGCTGTAATTTTAAACGCCTGATTGAGAGATCCGACGCCATCTTTAGCTAAGCGCTTAAAGATCCCCTCGATCTCTTCGGCATTCTTGCCTGTTATTGACAGCACCGCTTTTAGCGCCTCTCGCTCCGGGAATATCTTTTCTAAACCAATTCCTTTTGCGTCGGCGGCTTTTTTAATATCCTGGATCGTGCCTAGCAGGCCCTTTGTAGACAAGGAATCTTTTAGCGAGTCTGCATCTATGCCCATCCCTGCAAGCTCTTTGCGAACAGTAGGGGTCACTGTTAGAAAAGAAGCTAAAACGGATTCGGTCTGCGTGATGGCTTGATTGACTTCTAAGCCGCCCTTAGTCAAACCCGCAACCGCTGCCGACACCTCATCGAAGTCAACGCCCAGCGATGCGGCCACAGCAATTACCCGACCAATAGAACCGGCGAACTTGGACGCTTCAAACTGCCCTTCTCGAACAGCACCGATTAAAATCCCTGTCGCGTCAGCAGCATTCAAGTTTTCTTTACCGTATGTGTTCACGGTTGCGCCGACCGCCTTGGCAACGTCAGCGGTAAGTCCTAGCCCAATACTAGAGGCCTTGGCAGAAGCGGTTAAAACCTCCAACGCCTCGGCCCCTCGAAAGCCAGAGGACGTAACAAAGAACATGCCCTCAGCTAGCTCCTTGGGTCCTCGGCCTGTCGCTGGTCCTAGCGCAAGGATGTCATCCCGCCAGCCTTGAGCCTGCTTCCGGCTGACGCCTACAAGCGCCTCGATCTTTGTAAATGATTGCTCGAATGTTGCGGCGGATTTTGCGACCAGAATTCCGGCTGCGGCAACTGGTAGTCCGATCCCCGCGCTGATCTTCTTGCCAATATCGACAAATTTCTTACCGACTCTGTCAAGAGTCTTGGCAATTCGCGCGGCCATCCTCTCGGTAGCTTTGGCTGCCTTGTCGAGTTGGCGCGCAAATCTGGCGACATCCACAAATATCTCAACTTCTACCTCCCCGATATTATCAGCCACCTAGCTTCTCCTTTAATGCAACGAACTCATCTGTACTCAACGGTTGCTGCTCTGTTGAATCGCCGTCCTCATCTTTACTGCCGTGAAACTTAGCCAGACCCTCTGCCGCCGCTCCTATCTCGATAATGGTGGAGCTCCAAAATACCGATGGGCTCCATAGTAGCTTGCCGAGTCCAAGCTCCATCATCGAGCTCCAGCTAAAAGCCTCTACTTCCTCGGCTTCCTCTTTGCCCTCGGTTTGGGTTTTGGGCTGTTCGACTCACCGCCTTGAATGTTGATCGCTTCCATCGCCGAGCCAAAAGCCTCGACCGCATCAAGATCGAAATTACCGATCTCTTCATTTGTAATGTCTGTTCCGCCGCCTCGAATTAAAGCGCCGAGTAACCCGATCAGCTTTTTAGTCTTAATCTTTCCGTCTACGAACGCATCGCCCAGGTCGCTAATAGAATCCAGCTCAAAGACGTCCTCTATTTCAGCCATCGCGCCAAGCGTCATGCACATAACGTAGGTCTCACCGCCTGTAGTGAACTCGGTTTCGCCTCGCCTTTTGTTTACCATTGTCGTGTCCTTTTGTTTTTTGATTGCCGATAACGGAGCGCAATCTGTGCTAATCCGTTATCGGCTGCCTAAAAGTCAAATCCTACTTAACCGCCATTAAGCGGACGCGAAAGCAATAGCCCCTGAACTCTCCAGAGTAATCGAGTATGTAACCTCGCCGTTATATTCACCGGCATGCTCACAATTCGTCACCTGAAAATCCCCTGTATAGGTGTCGCCAGACTCGAACTCAAGAACAAATTCATTCAGCGTTCTTGCGATCACATAACCGCGAACAGTGATGACGTTGTTGTTGTCAATAAAGACTCCAGACGCAGAGATCGTCATGCTGACTTCTCCGGCGGCAGGCAACAGCTCTCGCCACTGACTCGTGGAGTCCTTATTGGTAATATCAACTTCTCCGCCATTGATGGTCATGGAAGTTGTTCTCATTCCGCCGATAGCAGTTCCAGCGAGCTTCAGTAAAAACGATAATCCTTTCTCAGCCACGATGTGACCTCCTATACGTTGTTGATGGCAGTAATGACACCAGCCGACTCAATAGATATCGAGTAAGTCAAAGCGTCATTGTTTTCACCAGCATGCTCGCAGCTAGTGCATTGAAACAATCCCCAATACTCATCGCCTGATTCAAACTGCAAGCCATAAGTTTCGAGAGATCGAGATATAGAATCGACCCGCATTGCGGCCAGCCCTACGTCGTCTTGGAATATTCCAGAAGCGGAAACGCTGATTGTAACCTCGCCATTCGCGGCTTGAAGTTCGCGCCACAAGGAATCGGAATCCTTTGTCGTGATGTCTACCTCGGACGCCGTGACAGTAAAAGCCGTGGATCTCATGCCGGCGACCGTTGTCATAATCTTGCCGGTAGTCGTGCCAGATCCGTTGTCGGTAATCGCGACATCGCTGGCTCCGGAAATTCCGGTAGCCTTGGTCAGGTGGATAGTAAATGCGTTGGTCGAAACGTCGCCCGCATAGTAAATCTTGCTAGGGGTTAGCTCGGCCGGAACGGCTCCGCCAGAATTGGTAAAGATGATCGCGTCACCGTTTGCCATTCCGTGAGCCGTGTAATTACAGGTATTGGTTCCGTTCGTAAATGTTACTGTCGCGCCAGCAGGCGCCTTTCTTAATAGAAACGCTGAGCCTTTCTCGGCCATGATGAATCTCCCATGAGCTTACTGTGTATCACTTAACAACAATTCCACTGATAATATCCGGCCATAGACGTCTTGTTCGTCGGCTATGCGTGGTCCAGATACATTAACGTAAACGGTTTTAAACCCTGTGATTGAAATGCTACTCCTGTGGAACAGTGTCCTGATCCTTTCGGCCAGAGACTCGATGGCAGCAGTTGAACCTGACAGTGAAGAGTAGACGCGAATATCGCGGATAATTCGTCGCCCTGTAGAATTCTTCGAGTCATTCGGTTCGTCGGCTATCTCACCCGCTGTTATCACATACGGCAATTCAACATCTTTAGGTACAGGCTCATAAGTAAATATTGCTGGACGGCCATCCCATGTAGACAGGCCGTTCGTCAGCGTGACATCGTTTGATAAGGCTGTGTAAAAAGCTGCGCTTAACGCACTCACTTTGCCAAGATCCTCTTAATATCGTTTCTTCGCCTTAATAGCGGGGGACGTAAAAATGGTCGAGCCGCCATGAATCTTGTTCCGAACTCTAGAGCTTTTGCTTTAGCTCCCTGGGTGGACCCGTATGCTCCCGTGATCCTGCTTGGCGTTGATCTTACATCGGCTACTATGCTTCGCACAAGGTCGCCCTCTACTCGCTTGGGAGGCTCGCCTGGCTTAGATGGGTCTGAGCCACGCCTTGCCTTACCGGCGCCTGTAGTTGGCTGACTGACGTTAATCGAGATAATGACATCGCCTCGAAGCATCTGAACGACCATACCCATGTTGGTCTCGATCTGCTTTCTAGTCTTGCCCAGCACTCGCCCGCCGTTCCAGATTATCTTTGGTCGAGAGGCCATTAGGTCTTGCGCTCAGATAGCTGTAGCTTCGTGTGATGCGCTCTGGAGGGCGCGAGAGCTGCGACGACATCGAGACTAAGGCCATCTACCAAAACCCTGTCGTCGCGCTCCAGAGAGACTGACGGCAGCACGTAAGCTATGTACTGGATATGCTCATCGTCTCTAGCGGCCACGATTAGATCTTTAGCCCTGGCAGCATAGTAACGGAGAATGATTGCCGGATTTGTTGGATGGTCGATGTAAGACTCGACGTCTCCGCCTTGTCCGTCTGACGTCCAGCTAGGAACCTTTACCGTTCCAGAGGCGTTAAGAAGGTCGGCGCTGATAACAGAATCAGACATTAAATTATCACCTGATAACGTCCTAGGATCTGCCCGACGTAGGCCGACTCGACTCCGCCGAACGTGCCCGACCAATCGCCGATCCTCTCTTGCTTGATCGCGCTATCCCTCTTACGCCCCTTGAACCATGCGTTCGCGATTTCGATTGCCGCTTGCTCGATCTCGAAAGGAAGTGTCTGGCACGATAGCGTGACGGTTGCTCCGGCCGCTTCCGTATCTGTTGGCGTTTCCACGACGGTAATAACCAGATCTGTTCTGCTCGCCACGGTGTATTCAATATTAAGCCCTGTCGCAGCGAAGCCGCCGAACGCAATAAAGTCGCCTTCGACAAGGATAGGCCACTTACCAGCGGTTCGAGTGAAAGTCTTTGCCGTTGCGTTGCTAGCACAATCAACAAAGCCGTCATCGACAACAATGTTGTCAGAGGGAAGAAGGTAGCCATAAGTATATCCAAGGGAGTAGTCATCGTCGCCAGCCTGCGGTAAGTAATGTCGTTCGATTAATGAGCGCACCGGAATGTTCTCCCTCCAGCCGTCCTCCTTAAAGACAATCCCAGACCGACCATCGTCGTAGATCTGGTACTCGGTCGCCGCAATAGTCGCAGCGTCGAGAGTCAGAACTCCAAGGTCGACCAACGGGAATAACTTCATTACTTTGGTTGTATTGCTGTTGCCGTTAAAGGTTTCTGTAACAACCTCGCGACCAAACTTTCTGCGGCAACGTGACTCGATGTAATCGCTAACTCGCTGAATAACGCTAGCAAGATAAACATCATCGTTGTCGCCTGCCGCAATCGCCAGCTTTAAATCAGCGAGCGTTATCAGGTCTGCGTTTAGTCGCTTGGTCGTTACAGTAACGCTCATTTTGTTACCATCTTCCTATCGTTGTCTCGGACGGAACGCTTTTTCTCGTCCTTAGTTGATGGAGCAGAAGCCGGCCGCTCGGGCCGGACCTGTTTATTCGGCGAGTCAGAATTAACCATTGAGCTGTTCGTCAAGCTCTTCAGTAGCCGCTCGCAAAACATCCAGCTCTGCCATACTTTTGTTGACAGCCTCGACGAGTGAAACGTCCTCAGAGAAGCCATCAATAGCCGCAAGCCGGCTAGCCTTAGCCTCTTCATTTGAAGCGACAAAGGAGACCGTTGCTTCTTCAGAATCTGCCACAGCTTTTTCAGCCTCGCTAACCAGAGCCTGGCCCGCTTCTTTATCTTCGGATGACTTGAGGGACTTCTTAGCTTTAGCAACATTGCCATTCGCCTCTTTGGTTTTTCCTTCCAGGATAGAGATCTGTTCTTCACCTGCAGCGCTCGCCTCTCGGTCCTGCTCGATTAAGATCTCGACTCCGCCAGTCTGGCCCGCTAGCTCTTTCTCAGCAATATCGCAAGCCCTCTGTGTCAGTCGATCTGCATCGTTTACAAGATCTTGCACTTCTCGGAGATTCTTGGCGATCAACTTCTTCGCGTCGTTCGAGCGGTGAATAGCCGACATCGCTTTCGCGACCGCCGTCGCGGCGTTGCTAGCAGCAGGCGCGGCTTGATGGCGACTAGCCTCGCCCTTGCTAACAAGCTGCGCTGCAACCGACTTAGGAAACCGGCCGACTTCACCAGCATTTAAGCCTTTCGCGTTTCGAACCATAGTGACTAAGACTTTTTGTTCTGGGCCGATGTCAACGACTTCAGGCATTGACGCCATGTTCGCGCCAGTCCGTGACCCAGATCCTTTGTTAGTTACTGTCATTTCAATTCCTCCTTCACTTTAGATTTGGGCGGAATCTCGCGCTGAGCTTCGCCCGCCTTTACTGCCTCGTCTGCTGTCGCCTCATCGACCATCGCTGAGTCGCCAGCGTTCATGCCGTTCTTACAAGACTTAATATAAATAATTTTGACTTTCATTTGTAGCTCCAACTGCCTGTGACTAATCGGACGCTCGCCTCGCCAATCGTTGGCTTGATATGCGCGGCGTCATTATCGGGTAAAAATAAGGGGAAAGGATCTCCCCCTTATTCGGTTCTCACTTTAAGCGGCTGGGTACTCTGAAGCTCCGCCTAGAACGATAACGCCACCGACAACGCTTGTGTCGGTTCCGCTTGCGCTCATGTCTGGAAGCACTTGACATCGGATGTGGCGACGAGCGCCACGGATGTCAACGTCCAGTTCAGTCTGAAAGGCTTCAGCGGTAAAGCTTTCGCCGTCCGGAGCCAAGACGTTGGCGGCAGCTAATGCTGTCCCAAAGTCTGCCCAGGATGAACCGTCCGCACTGTCTTGAAAGTTAGCAGCGATACTCAGCGTCTCCCCGTCAGCGACAGTGCCATTTCCAACAACGATAAGCTTTCCGCTTTCATACAAACTGCCCAGCGCTTGCCGGTCAATTGTAGTGCCGTCGATCTCGGTATTGTCGCCCGTGCCGGCAGCAGTAACCGCCGTAATAAGTAACCCCTGTTTTACGAGAATTTCTTCTCCAATATCTCTTCCTTTCATACTCATGTACTCCGAATCATTGAGGGCTCAACGCCCCCTCAGATCATCTTTCTATTAAGCTGATGCGTAAGCCACAGTCGTCTTGACTGCGATAGACTCACGATGACGAACCACCATGTCGTGTCGAGCGATTGCCCGAATAACCAGAAGGTCGTTATCGAATGCAGAGACCGTTGCGCCTGCGCTGTCAACAAAGCTGGCAGAGTCAGAGATAGC